TCGATGAAATTAAACGGTCGGGTTACGCCTGATCTTACCTTTGCGTACCAGTTGAGGAGTCCACCCGAACAGGCCATGACAAGACCGATGAGCCAGGTAGCAGTTGTCCAACTTAGCGGGTTTTTTTCAGGCATAACAGCTTTCATTTATTGGAAACTTTTAAGAAACCGCCCGGAGGCGGATTGGTTAATCGTTGTGCAGAGGGGATTAGATTTTGCGAATCAACTCAAACCAGATCGACGGATAATTGGTTCCGGTTCTCAGGTTGAGCGTGATCGCGCCGGTCACTGCATTGATAGACGAAGGGGTTTCGCGCGAAGACCTATCACCATTGCGTTGCAGTCGGTACAGTTGCAACTCTCTGGCGTTGGCTACAGTCATAGTGATGTTGGCCGTGCAGTCCCTGATCTGTATCGGGTAGTCACCGACAATATCCATCACTGACCGGCCAGCGTCCCACGTTGTGCCTGTGTTCTGATCCTCGCCGACCAGCCCAATAAGCAAATGCTCGCTAGTCGCAATAGCTACCCCGTCAAGCGATATGATCGCAAGTGCCGCGTTGTCGTCTAGCGAGTTAAGCGTCAGACCCGCCACGTGCGTTGGCTTTGTTGCACTTGCGCCGAGCGCCGCAAATTTCAGTTTCGCGGTGTCAATCGTTGCCCACTTCTGCCGACGTGACGCTGCGATTTGCTTGTTTGCCGTTTGCGTTACATTATTGCTCTCGCACCACGACCACGCGCCTGTCCATCCGCTTGCATTAACCTGGCCGCTATCAATGGACAGATGCGTTGCATCAACTACCGTGATTTTATAAAACGTCGTGTCAGGGTTTATGTTTTCCCACACGCTGATATAGTCGCCAGTAACGCATGTATGGCTCGTCACTTGAATTACTGGAACAGTAGGAACTGAAATGTTGTAGCTAACGATGCTGCCGTGATTCGCTACCACGCTGACATAGCCTAGATTGTCGGCAGTCAGGTATCCGTCAGTCTTCAGATCATCAAGCCACGTGAAAAGACTTCGGACGTTGTAGATTGTTTTCCAATCGTCGTCACTATTCGCCTCGTTCCACTGAAATCGCGTCCGTACAAATGCGGGTATTTTGCTGACATGGTTAAACCAGTCGGAAATTATTCTGCCTATTTTCGCCGTGCTACGCGGATTGAATCCGAGGTACTTGGGGTTACAAACCAACGTTCGGGCCACTGTCGTATCTTCAGCGACGTACTTGTGCACGAAAAACGATACAAGCATAGCGAACTGATCTACCGGAGCAGTTCCGTCATAGGCATCGAGTATGCGTGTACGTGGAGCCGCATTGGTATCATAGCGCGACTCGAAAATATCTCCCTGATGAAACATCGTGAAGCCGCTGGCTGCATACATCGCAGCGTAAGCTGCGACAATCGGGTATTGGTTGCGGTAGCGGCCCCAGTAGGGCCAGCCTATCTCATCGCAATACAGCGGCTTCCCTACATCATAGCCAAATTGTGTCGCTGCAAAGAAAAGACGATCCCAAACCGCGTACTGCCCACCAATATCACCATTATGAACATTTTGCGGAGCAGTCATCGGATACTGATGAAACGACCACAGATCATTGCTTCCAAACGCTGTTTCCTGAGCGAGATAGTACGCTTTCGGAAACTGCACTATAGCGACTATCAGCCCAGGATAGCCAAGTGATTGGAGTGTGGCTCTGTACCATGCGGCCATATTTGCATCAAGGTAGCGGCAATACAACGCAGCGTCTAGCTCACGCTGCGTGCTGCTACTGCTTGTAATATTACCTGTCTGTGTTGCAGCGGCAATAGCAAACGATGCGTGTGCCGTTCCCCAAGACGCATTCAATGCTGCTAGATTTGCATATCCATGCGCTTTTGTCGAATCGGCAAGCCACTCTGAGAAAGTCTGTCCCGCGCTGCCTTGTGCAGATCCCCCATCGCGTGCGTTCCATGGCCACACGGGTAATGATGTGTTCATGGCTATAAACATGGCAGAGTTCTCATTCATTGCCGATACCATCAGCAATGCTGGGTCTTGAAGCATGTTTATGCCGGTGTATCTGTTCACCCTGTTGTAAAGCAAGTTAAATCCGGTCAGCCACAACTGTCTAGAATCTTCTTGAATGAATAGGCGCGACTTCTGTAGCGGAGCGGTTGTCTCTTTAGTCCATAAACTTCCACCGGCACAATCTGGGTAGAGTACAGAACTTTTCGGCTGAAATACCCAATAAATACCTGCCAGTTTGCAGGCATATAGCATGTAATCCCATCGGTCTAGTATTTCGGCGTTGAACGAGAACGCCCCCGTAGTGCCCTCCATCAGCAGATACTCTATGCCGTGAAATCGAATGGCGTTGTATCCTTGCGCAGCCAGCGATGCTATGCCTGCGTCTATGTCAACGTGCGATGCCGGTATTTCGTGCAGATTAATAGTCGGCTGAAAAGTGCAGACATGGAAATTGACGAACGTTCCAGGCGTTCCTGTTTCTTCAAGTTTGCGAGGGTCTGACAAGGCGACACGAACTCGTCCCCTACTTCCTGCTGGAACAGCCGTAGCACGAAGGATTTTCATATCAAGTGGACTTCCAGCGCCCGTGAGTATGGCCTCGTCAATGATACTGGTATAGGTTGATCCTGCTGACGACTCACGGTTACGCAAGCCAGCAAAGCCAACACCAGAAGTGATCGGAGCAAGTATCACTTTAGGAGCCGCAAACCAATATCACTACAAAACCTCGCAGATTCACTACATCAGTGCCAGCAGTCATATCTGATGTATTTTGTAAATATGTTACTTGACTGTTCATATCCGGCACAGTAACGACTACGCCAGTATTCGTCGATGTGCCAACACCAGCGCCTATAGCCAAGGTAAGCGGCCTAATAGATGTAGATGATTCCTTCCTAAGCAAATGTCTAGTTGCCAGGGTAAGTGTTGCTCCTGCTAACCCGGAAGTAGCCACTGCCAACGAGGTGCCAGCAGTTCCTGCAACCGTTCCAATCGCTAAGTCAGTTGCACAGGTGTCTGATACGCCAACTTTTTCATGGTTCCATGAAACCTCTAACAAATCGCCATCCGACACCAATCCCGATGGCAATGTTGCATAGTCCATGACGACTTTTGCGGCACCTGTGTTCTGAATATTTGTAATCGTGTTCTTCAGCGTTACTCGCCCGCCAACTGGCCGCCACTTGCTGCCGTCGCTGTACCAGTACGACCCACCGACACCCACATCGGAAATGAATATCTGTCCGGTCAGCGCACTGGCAAGCGGTTTCGTCGCCCATGTGAACGTTTGCCCCACTCCGCCGAGACTGACCCCGCCCGCCGATAATGTAATCACCCCGGTGAGGGGGTCGGTCTGCGATGTGACCATCGGAGCTTTTCTATTTGCTTTCCAGTAGGTTTGCGTTGCCCAATCAAATAGAGCAGCCTCAAGTTCATCAACATCTATGGTCATTTTAAACTCCTTAAAAATTAACTTACAATAGTCCCAACCACATCATGCTTGAACTCGTAGTTCCCCACATGACCAACGTGCCAGGACAGATTATGATCCACAAAAAGGTCGATCCCGGCCTTCTCGCACGCTTCGCAAAAAGTCCAGTCTTCTCCCTGATACGTATCCGCATGGGGAAGGTACTTCATCTCCCAGACGGAGTTGCCGATCTTTTCGAAAACTCTCATATCGATCAGCATGATTCCTGTACCGATTCTCCAGACCTGCTCCAAACTATTATCATCCATATCCGTATAGACGATTTCCCCCTGCAGATCTTCGGCCTTACGACGACCAGTCGGTTGAGCGGGAATACACTTCGTAACGCAGTTAGCTGCCACAACCATCTTATGGTGTGAGGCCAGCTGGTGGACTGTGGTGATGGGGAAGGTGTGATCAGTGTCGATGAAGAGTAGGTGGGTTGCCTTCGCCGCTTGCGCCGCCCGAACCAGCTCCAGCCTGTTCTTGGGAAGAATACTCGACTTGACATTCACCACACGTAGTTCCTGAGAAGCGTAGCCTGGAACCTTAACCTTTGTGAAATTCGACACAAGGCTGATTAGATCGACCGCAAAGTCGGCGTACCAGAAGTTACCACTCGGCACACCTACGACACAGTTGAAATGCTTTCCCGAGACAGGCAGTTTCCCTGCGGATAACTTGTTACTCATCGTCATCGTCCAGAAGTGAATCGAACTGATTCTCGTCCGAGATGATCTCGGCATCGAAATCCTTGATCGAGATGGAGGAAAGAATCTTCTTCGGATCGATGTAATCCTCCCGCTGGTCGAGAGAACGAACCTTCCCCTTAATCATCACACGAACTGTGTCACCGACCTGCAAGCCGGAGATCTCTTCTACCTTCTCGAAATTGACCGAGATAGTGGGGGAATAGGAGCAGCCCATTACCCTCCCACAAGCTTCTGCTTGCGAACTGACTTTCTTCTTCTTCGCCATGTTACTTCCTTGTAAAGGTGGATGAAAAGATGGGGACGTTAATTGTAACTTTAACGTCCCCATCAATCTTCAGGTTACTTCCTTCCCGAACTGGTTAGACTACAAAGTTACTCAACCAGGCCATCGTCTTCGTGTGCTGGAGTTCCAACCCGACTTCCGACAACCATTGCCCCTTCGTCTCGTCCGCATCATTGGACTGGATATTGTCCTTGAAGGTCGTATCCCGCAGGTGACGGTACTTGATGGAACTCGGATCAACGATCAGCGCATCGTTCGTGTACTTCGCATGCACGTTGAACAGTGGGTGACTCTTCACGTAGATCGTACCTTGCGGCATGACCCACTCTTGCAACTTCATCCCCCACATGTTGACAACACCGTTGAAGTGCACGCGTGAGCGTGAGGCCGTTGCCGCCAACTTGTTCAGGGAATTCAAGAAGCCATTTCCCGCAAGAACCAAACGCTCGTTGCCGGCGCCGGAATCGTAGTCGAAGACCTTGTAGACCGCATCCGTGAAAGTGGTTTCCGTAGGCGTCGTGGCATAGATCGTAATCATGCTCGGTGCATACTGCGAAAGGAACCAGAGCAGGCCGCCGGTGAAACGAATCGGCTTACCGTTCGAACCACTACCTTCAAAGCGCTTGCCGAAAATGAAGGCCATTTCCATCGCAACGGAGTGGTCAAACATCTTGCGCTTCTTGTCATTCTTGATCGGATCACCAGTTCGGGTATGCGTTTTCTTCGCCGTATTGGTGATATCGTAGGTGGTTTTGAAGATCTGCGTGTAGTTGTACAGCTTCGTCGGATTACGACTTGCTGACGACGGTGCGCCAGTGCCTTCCGCGTAGGCGTTACCGATCTTCGTAAGCGAAACGCCATTCGCGATACCAGTCGCTGTCGTTCCTGCCTGGGCACGAGTAATAACCAGCGTCGTCGTATTCGTCACCGAGCTCACAATGACGATTTCAGCCGTATAGGCCGAGGTCAGCGTCCGCTCCAGAAGGAACACGTCACCAGCCACACAATCTTGCGCGTCAGTCACGTTCGACGTAACCGTAATACTGGTATCCGTCGTGGAGTAGCCAGTTGTCCAGTTGATCGTCAGGCGTAGAGCATTCAGCTCTTCCTCGTACCAGGCGAATTCCGGGTCGTCCGTCGCCTCAGACTTCATCTTCGAAAGCAAGGCGGTGAGAGGCGCCTGGCCATTAGGGTTCCGCCAGAGAATCATCTCACGGAAATTCTTGGGGCGTTCGTCAGTTGCCCAATCGCCAGTACCGCGTAGTCCTGCAACAGCCATTTTATTTCTCCTTAATCATCTTTGTCCATCTCCTCAGCAAGCTGCTCCCACATACCCTTTGCAGGAGCAAGATCGCCTCCAGCGCTCCCCCTCGTCGGGGTAAAGGGGATAACGGGAGCCACTTGTGGCTGCAACACCGGCGGAGCTCCTGCTCCAGGTTGTGGCGCTGCAATTCCGAGAGAAGCACGGACTAGGTTTCCAATAGCGACGGTTGCGACCTCAGGTGTAGCAGTCGGGTTCAGCTTCCGATAGATCTTGCCCATCTCGAAAATCGCCGGTTCCAACTGAGGATCAGCCAGATCGGGATTCGCCTGATGGAACATGGAGCGAGCATCCGTCTCCACCTTATCGTAAGTCTGCACCGAGCGCAAGACCTGTGGCACCATCGCCTGCATAGCACGCATTGCATTTTCCAGAACTTCCATATGCAACCGAGCGGCCATCTGGGGCAGAACAACTTCAGGTTCGGTTAGGAGCTTAGCCGCGTCTTCGTCTGAGACAGCGTAAAGGCTCTTGGCCAAATTCTGGACTTGTTCGCCACGCCAGGTGGCATAGTCAGGTTGAGCAGACGGCTCCGCTTTTGGAGCTTCTGGCTGGGCTGGAACAGGCGGGACGACCGGGGCTGGAGCTGGTGCTGCAGCTGCCACCGGAGGGACAGGAGAGACGGGGGCCACTGGAGCCGTTACAAGGGAGGGAGTGGTTGGTGCAGCCAACGGAGGAGTTTCCCCAGCCGGCTCCACAACCACAGAATCCCCTTCAACAGTCGGCTCCACGCCACCATCGTCATCCTGTTCAAGTTCATTCGCCATTTCAGACCAATTAACTGAGGACTCCGTCGAGTCGCCAGCGGGTTCTTCCACCACGGGAGCGGAGGCACCACCCACGAAGCTTGTTTCATCGCCCAGCTCTTCACAATAGCCCAGGCCTAGATTCTTCCACCACATTTCAGTTCTCCTCGTTCTCTTTCACTGCTTCATTAAAGGCCACGCATGATTCCTCATACATCGCCGCCGCTGTCGTACTGCAGGAGATCTTTCCCCTGAGTTCGCCCTTCATTCCCTCCTGCACGTAGCTGTCTTCAACCGATCGGACAGGAGTGAAAATGATCTGTTCCTGCAAGCTGTCAGCCTGCGCCTGTAGTGCTTGGCATAATGATACCCATGCGGGATTTCGTTGCAACGACTCCCACCACTTTTTTTGTTCTGACGGGGTCAGTTCATCATAATTTTCCATCAGCCTGTACTCCCCATTCCAGGAACCTGACCAGGTTCGTTAAGATTACTCCTCATCGGAACTACATTACCAGCCGCAGCCTGCTGTACCACCTGCTGATCTGGCATCACCTGCACACGGAAGCGGTTCACATTCTTCAGCCCACCGAGTTGCGCGACGAAGGCGAATATCTTCATCATGTCGTAACCCTGGAGTGCTCCCGGAACCCGCGCGAGGTTTCCGAGGAGTTGCTGCCAGAGGTTAACCTGGGCGAAGCGATCGACTGGCATCGTTCCATCCACAGGCACGAAGTCGAAGAAGCCAGCGATCATCTGTGGGTTAATGTCCATATAGGCCTGGGCCCACTGTGCCTGATCCCCGACGATACGGAACTTCTTCTCGGCCGAATACAGTTGCTGCGTACTCATCGTGAGTTTCTTTGTCAGCGGGGAGAAACCGAGAGAGCTGAACCATTCGCAGTTCGTCTTCAAGCGATTGATGCCAAAGCTGGTAGAGGAGCGCACTTCGGTAGCCGTCTTCCGCCCACCGGAATTGACTGCCCCCATGATATTATCATTGACTCCTATAACGCGTTGCGCGAGCTGTCCTACGATATCCGAGTCTGCCAGATTTCCCCTCGTCACGTCGGAGACGGCGAACTGTTGCATCAGCGTTCGCACATCCTGACCGTAGCCCGCCGGCTTCAGCCTGATCATCTTCCCCGGTTCGGGAGTCTCCAGGTCACGCACGTTCACCTTGGACGGGTCAACCAGGAACATGTTGTTCAGCGCGGCTCGGACATTATAGAAGTGGGAGTTGAACAGCCACTCCATCGTGCGATTGAGGGGAGCGAGTACCTCGAGCATCCCTCGGTTGAATACGTTGTAGCCTTCGACCTCGAGCGAGAGCACGTCATAGGGGTAGTTGTTGTGCACCAGGCCAAGGGGCTGAGCACTGACCACAACACTCTTATCGATGATAGTGAAGACCCACTTTTCCGGCCTGTTGGAAGTTCCGAGCCCGAGCTCAGAGGGCACAACGTTCCAGTGAAAGGTATATTTGTCCAACATCGAGGGGTGTTGGCTTTTCCCCTCAACCTCCTCGTAGAAGGGAAGGGTTTCACCAGGGAGATCACTGTCATAACCCACACCCTCTCGTGTCGTGCTTTCCCCGCCACCAGCACCTTTCTTGATCGTTTCCAAGTTGAACCAGACACCATCCGCTGCCTTCTGCGCCGCCGTCACCCAGCCGATCTTCTCGTACTCGATGCAGAATTCCCCTTCCTGGAAGCGGTAGAGGGGAACCCTCGGATCGTGCATGAAGTCGGCGGGACGGACGTTATACAGGCGATTTCCGCAGTACCCCTCAACCTCCGTAGAGATCAGTTGCTGCTTCGCCGTCCCTGGAATCGGAACCCCGAGGAACGTCTTTGGCACCTCCACGTACTCCTGCAGGGTGAACGTCTCGCGATCCCAGTAGTGCCCGATCACCCCATGACCATACTTGCCCACATCCATCAGCCAGATGAACATAGCTGGAAGACCGCCGCCGGAGATCAACTGGTAGTCAAGCAGGCTCTCCATCGCCGTTTCCGCATCCTGACTCTCCCCGTGTCGCCCCTTCACCTGCATTACAGGATCACGAGCCAGAAACACGCTTGTGTAGTAGGTATGCGAGGCGAGAAGCATAGCATAGCTATACGGAATGGCGATCGTGGCGTAGTCCACCGACCCTTCTTTCCGCTTGTCCTTGCGCGCCTGGTCCACTTCTTTCGTGGGGAGGTAACCGGTGAAAGTATCTTCATTCTCTTTCCACTTTTCATGGCGCGCCTTACTCTGCGCATCAAACCCGAGTCGGTACCGTTGCTTGAACTGCCTGATCACCTTCTGATGCAGGGGCGAGTCGAACGGGATATGCTTGATGAAGGGTTGCAAGTTATCTTTCATGGCGCGCTCCGGAATTCCAGTTTTCGTACATTATCATCCTCCTCGTCCACCACCTCACACTCACCTTCGAACCAGTCACTCACGCCCTGCTTGTCCGCCCAGGTAAGGCCGATGGACACCATGTCTATCACGTCGTCGTGACCTTTCATTCCAGGCGTAAACTCCGTGTACTGCTCGATGAACTTCGTATGGGAGAGGAGGCAATAGAAGTTTTGCAAACCGCTGACCGGGCCCAGATCCTGGACAATCCGATCATGCTTGTGGCGCTTGTCCTGAACCTTATAGACCGGCACCCAACAACGCTGCTCTGCAAAGGCTCGCTCGAGATACCAGGCGAGCATCTTCTGATAGGCCACACTCTCCACCACTACGCCAAGCGGCCTCCACCTACGTATATATTCAAAGACGGTCTTCGTAACCATCTCGGGGTCTTGGCCTCTCGCGGCCTCATATTCGACAAGGTAAACCTTTGGGCCTCGAATGGCAAGCACTCCCACCACGTTATCATCGGCCTTCGGATCGGAGCTGGACGCCGGGTCAATGACGATGATATGGGTGGCCCTGGGCGGAAGGGTATCCCAATACTGCAGGTTTGCCGGGTTGAACTTCGACAGCTCCGTCGAGATAAGCTTGCACTCCTTCTCCTTCATCCAGAGGGGAAGCTGGCCGACGAGGATCGCGTTCTGCTTCTTCTTCAGTAACTCTTCCGTCGGATAACGGGTTGGCCAGCGGCTCTCCCCATTCTCGTCAAAGATACCATAGCGGAAGAACTTCCACTCTGGGTTCGTCTCCAGCCCTTCGATCAGGTCGAACTTAGACTTGGGGGTATCGAGGACAACTGCTTTGGCATCGGGGGCTTCACTGGCTGGAGCAAGAGAGTTGAACAGGGCGCCAAAGACCAGATTCTCTTCCTTCGAGCGCTGTTCGGGACTATCACTGGTCCCATCGGTGGAGGTGTCATCGCAGAGGATAAGGTCAGGCCTGTAGTCATCCACGTTGTAGCCACGGATCTGGCCAGTAACACCAAGGGCAATAAAGGTAATAGGTATGTCGTAGGCTTCATGGATAATCTCGATGTAGTCGTCTGTCCATTTCGAGCCCTTCCGCAGCCTGAAGGTATTCGCCCAGAGCCGGTTATGCTCGACCTGCCGCTTGATCCATCTGATGGTCAGGATGCTGTGGCCCTGACTGGCGGAGACGATAAGGCCGAACCGGCTGATCCCGTAGGCGATACGCTGACTGAGGTAAGCGCGGAGAAGCGTGGTCTTAGCTCCGTCGCGGAAAACCTCGATTCCGACGTTGCGGTTCTCCCTCGACATGAGGGCCTGCCCGATCTGCTCGTGGAAGAGTGGGGAGGACTGGCGAAAGGTCTTGGGAAAGAAGAGCTTGCCATAGAGCGTCAGGGAGGTCGCGCCGAGCTGTACCGCCTCAGCTGTGGAGAGCTCGCGAAGGTCGAGTGGAGCGTTCATAGGTTGTGGATGTGAACCTTAAAGGCCTGGTGCCGCATCGTTATGTCATGCGCGAGGACAACAGGCTCGGGATAAACCACTGCCGGATCGTACCACTTCACCACTTCGCAGCAGTCGAACTGCCAAAGCTTGGCGGGAAAGATAGCCTGCAACACAGGCAGGTAGAGGAGCTTGAGCTGTGCCCAGGCGTCCGACGTGTGGTTGTACTTCACCTCCACCACAGTGATCCAGCCCGCCTGGGTGTCGATGAGGAGTCCGTCGGGCTGGCACCAGCGCCATTTGCTCGCCCCCGCGACGAAGAACTTGATCCAGGGGCTGGCCACATACCGGGTGGGAAAGGCGCGCTCGAGGAAAGCCTGGACGCCTTTCTCGTACTTCACGCCGAGGAGCCTCCGACCGGTGTAGGCCTGCCGGCGAAGTTGGGGCTGCTCGCAGAACTCGGCCGCAACGACTCGACCGGCGGGCTTAAACCCCTGCGGTAGGGCGATGTTCACGCCTCTACCACCACAGGCTGAGACTGCTCTTCCCGTGACCTCAGCCTCCCTTCGGTCGCCTGTTCCCTTTGGTTGTGCTTACACCCCGCGCAGTGGGCGTCGACTACGTCCTTGCTGTACTGACACTCGCGGCTGGAGCGGTCGAGGATCTGCCGCGCCTCGATGACGTAGTGCGTGGCCCCTTCGGTGTAGACACGAACGGGCGCGAGGTACGCGTCCCGCCTCTCCCGGTTAAAGCAGTCGTGCTTTCCGTCCTTCACGCTTTCCCCCCTTCGATAACGGGTCGTACCTGCCCCAGGCCCATCGCAGCCTTCGCCTGGTCAAGATCCGCTGCCGAGATGAAGAAGTTATTCTGCTGCTGGCCCCCTGCTCCGACGGTTGGAGCCGCCACCTTCGACGGGGCGTAACCGAGGCGGTGGAGAAGCTTGTCCGTGGCGTCGAGAATAAACTCAGCATCCTCGGTCTGCTCCAGCTTCGCCACCAGCTTTTCCATCCCCAGATCCGCCGCCAGACGCATCTTCTGGGGGATGGAGTCAGCCACCCGTACCCGTATACCTTCCTTCCTTCCCTCGAGCTGGGCCTGGAAGAGGTCGCTGTGGATGAGCGTACTGAGCCAGGCCTGGGTGTAGCCGAAATGATCGGCGACTTCGCGCAGGGCGAGGGACGGATTCAGCAGCATGAAATTCATCACCGCCTCATGCGTGTGGCTTAGGGCTAGGACTTGCTTCTCGGCCATGACGGCTCCTTGAATTCTGGCCGGGGGAAACAGAAGCTCCCCCGGCAGGTTACTGCCTAGACCGGCACGCCCGTTGTGGGCGTGAAGATGCCCTGCACCGCCAACTTGATCTCCTCCAGGTCGGCCGCCGAGGCGCCGTCTTGGTATTCAATCAGCTGATCGATCTTCGCCTTAAGCTCCGCTACCTTCTCGGCAACTTCCGCTTTCTCCGCCGCAACTGCGGCCAGTACTTCCTCTTTCGTGCTCATGAGACACTCCTTCAGATTCGCTTCCAGCCTGGCTAAATACTCCTCCAGCTCATCCACGCCAGGATTATGAATGTGCAGTTCTTTCACCACTATATCGAACACGATACGCTCCTTGAAAAAGCACAGGCGAGCGCTTGTGCGACGGAAAGAGTGTAACCGGGCGCGTTGGAGGTGTCAAGCACTGGAGCGAAATCGGCGGGGTGGGAAGGAGGAGACTTGATGGGGAAGAGAAAGGGGGAATTCCTCTCCCCATTTAATCCCCCAAATTTAGAAAAAGAGCTGATGGGAAAGCTGAGGAGATAATTCTTCCCCCCTAAGAAGTCAAAGTTCGCGCAGTCATCCGTGGGGGCTACCCCCCACCTATCAGCCACCGTCGAGGAGGGGCGCCCCGTCCGGTGCTGTAAGTCGTTGATTATAAACGAGAAAACAGATACCCACCTGTCATACATGGATTCAATTACACTGTGTACATGGGAGGTGCGATGCAGCGCCGACCAGGTGTCACGGTAGCGGGTTGATCCTGACGAGGTGCCACTCTCTTTAACAATTTGGGCTTTGTTGTACGCTCACGGGGGAAGTCCTTCGTGGGTAAGGCAGGTACGCCTGCGCCATTTTAGGAGATTATCATGACAAAGGAAAAGGAAGTAGCAGTGCTCGCGGATAAGTTCTTGAAAAAGACGATCAGCGCCGA